ATGACCCAGGCTAAAGAAATGGGCATACCAGAAGACCAAGCTAACGCCTTAATTCAGCCCTATCTTGCACAGTCACCAGCTGCCATGCGTCAGTTTTTGAAAGACAAGCTGTTAGCAACATTAGATGCTGGTAGCCGCCTTTCTGCCATACAACCTACTGGCGTACCTGTTAGCAGCGGTGCTGCTCAATCCGTTGTTGCCACTGGTGAGTTTGGTGCTGCTTCAAAAGGTACTGCACTTCCAGGGACTACGGTTACAACCCAACTTCCACCGACTCAACCGCTGATTGCTGTTGAAGGTGATGGCACTGGCCTTGTACCTGGAACACCATACGTCAAAGGCCCACAAGCGGGTACTGTGCCTGGCCCCGTGCCAATGCTGTCACCAACACCAAGACAAGCTGCGCCTGCGCCTATGGCTCCACCAGTTGTTAGACCAGCGGTTACAGGTCAGGCTCCTGGTGTTGCTCAGACTTTAACGGCAAACGCAACAATCGCAAGTGATGATTGGTCAACCACATCCAAGGATGCATCTATTGCCCAACAGCGCATCATGACGTTGCAGAAAATCAGGCAGTTGGCTCCTGAAGCGTTTACAGGTGTTGGCGGTGCAAGAAAAGAACTTGTTGCAGGCGTTGCCAATGCTATCGGCATATCAGCTTATGAAGCAGAAAAGACAGCCACTGATGAGTTGAGGAAAAACTCAAACCTGTTGTCGCTTGCTGGTGGCAATACTGATGCAGCCAGGATGTTGGCAGAAGCGGCAAACCCCAACACCAAGATGAACGAAAAGGCCATCAAAGACGTTGTTGGTCAGCTTATTGGCATGGAGAACATGAAGGCTGCAAAAGCAGAATTCTTAGGTCAATACAGAGGTGACCCCAATGCTTACATTCAGAAGTTAGCTGAGTTTAACAATGTGGCAGACAGCAGACTTTTTCAAGAAATGACTAGAGAAGAAGTCGCCAAGCTAAAAGCATCAATGAGTGAATCAGAGCAAAAAGCAATGATTGACAAAATTCGCAAAGCTAAACAAATGGGGGTCATAAAATAATGGCTACTCTTGCTGATCTGTTTGAAGATACGCCTGCGGCTGCTCCAGTTGCAAAACCAGTTGCACCACCAAAGCTAACCGTTGTTCCTAGTGCGCCTGCTGTTCCTGCACAACCACCTGCGCCAGTACAACCAGCCGCGCCACAAGTTACACCAGCTGCTGCGGCAAATGTTATTCCGCGAGCAACACAAGCTGACAGGGATGCAGAAGCCAAGCGTATTCAAGAAGTTGAGTTGTCCAGGTTGTTGAAGCAACTACAAGCTGGGCCAGCAATTCCAACTGTACAAGAAAACCAAGAGGCTGTTGTTCGGACGCAAGGCGATATCAATGCTCTTCAAAGAACGTTAAAAAAACCAGTCACAACGTTTAATGCTGCGCCTGCTGCGCCTGCTCCTGTAGCTTCTGCGCCTGCCCCTGCTGCTTCACAGTCTGCTAAAGATGTTGGCAACTTCTCTGAGATGTTTGAAACAACAGTGCCAGCATATCAACCGGGATCCGTTGTCCAAAAGCCTGTAGCAAAACCAAGCGCTTTTACTGGCACTAGGGGCGACACAGGCATTGCTGGTGGTGATGGCCCGATTGCACAAGCTGCGCTAAAGCACTTAAAGAACTTTGGAGCCGCAACAGCATCATTGGCTGACACAACCATTGGCGGCATCATTCCTGGCGTTGCTGGGCCTATGGGCTATGCTGCTGCGCGTGTTGTGGGAGCAACACCAGAACAAGCTGCCGAATATGAAAAAGGTATTGTTGGCGTTTTAGACAAACCATTCGGCAAAACATTTGGCGTTACTGAAGCACCAGCCTACAAAGGTGAAGCCAGCCGAGAAATCATGGATTTTATTGGCGCAAACATTGGCAAAGGCGCTAAGTACATTTCTGAAAAAACAGGAATGCCAGAGAGCGATGTTGCTAACATGATGGGGACGGGTTTGTTTGGCGTTGCTCCTGCTGCTGCTCGAGTTACAGCACCTGTCAGACGGGCATTGGGAGAAGGCGTTTACGCTATAACTGAACCATTGGTTGCAGATAAGACGGTGCTTGCTGAACGCGCCAGGATTGAACCAAGTGGTTTGACAGAAGCTGCGCCAGGCCCAATGTCTGCTACTCAGTTGGCAGATACTCAAGCGGCATTTGCACAACGCCAAGCAACTGCCAGGGCTGGTGCGCCTGCTCCTGCTGCTCCCGTGGCTCCCGTGGCTCCTGCTGGCGCTGGTGTTGGTGCTACAGCTGGCAGTGTGGGTGCGGCTGCTTTTAGTTCAAATCCTTTTGCTGGAAAACTTACTGGCGAAGTTGCTGGTTCAAAAGGTCAATTCCCGCAGGTTAAATTATCTTTAGTGGCTGACAATGTTCCAGTAATGGAGCAACAGTTAATTTCTAGAATTGCTCAAGAAGTTAACCCTGGGCAACCAGTTCGCAGCGGCGTGATTACACGGAATGAGGGAACATTGCGTACAGAACACACTGAAGCAAATATGCCAAATTTAACCCCAAGAGGGCAAGTATTAAAAGCGCAGATAGCAAATGAACAAAACGCATTAACAAACTTTAGCAGAGAAAGAATTGATGCCACTGGCGCATCACCAACTTTGTTAAGCGATTCAATGCGTGGAGAAAAAATTAACGATGTGTTTCATGGAACAGCCATAGAAGGGGAAGTTCCAACAAGTTTGACTGCTTACCTAGATCAATCCAAACGTCAAATTTATAAATCAGCGTTGGAACGGGTTGGTAACAATCAAATTAAAACTTCAAACATTGATAGATTGTTAAGCAATCCTCAATGGAAGGCAGGGCTTGAATTTAAAGGTGTTGAAGGTGTTGCCAAAGGTGCTGAGAAATATTTGAACCTTGCCAAAACAACAGGGTTTGAAGATATTAATGGGGTAATGCACTCACCTGGAACCGTATCAACGTATGACGCTGTTCGCAAAGCCGTTAATGCAGAATGGTCACCACAGAATGCAAACGCAATTAGAAAAATAAATGAAGCAATTGATAAAGATATTGCCGCAGTTGCAGACCCTTCTCTGTATAAACTTGGCGACAAAATCCATCAAGTTGAAAAAACTATTTTTGGTTCAAAAGGAATTAAAAATTTGTTTGGTGAAATAGATAAGAATGGTGTTGTTTTATCTTCTACTCCATTAGAAAAATTACCAAACAAATTAAATGAATTGGCAAAAGATCAGTGGAGCCACATTAGAAACACATTAGATGATTTGTCAAACGGAAACGTAAGAGGCGCACCAAGCGGTATGCCACCTGTACCTGCTGAGTTGCGTCAAGCGGCAGCTGCTGCAAGAAACGAAATTGATGGGGCATTGGCAAGGGCTGTCTTTCAAGCTGGATCAAACAAGGCTGGCGTATGGAATCAAAATTCTGTTAACACAACATTGAATTCTGTTATTGGCGAAAAAATCTTAGAAAACTTTTCACCAGCAGAAGTTAAAAAATTCCATACGTTAAACACCGCTGGTTATTTGATGCCTGGTGTTCATTCTTATGAAGGCGCTGCATTGCAAGCTAGAAGGGCTGGCAAAATTGAAGCGTATGCTGAAAAAGCTGGTATTGGAGCAGGAGCAGCAACAGGTGGATTTGTAGGTTCAGCATTTGGCCCAGCAGGAGCCACAGCAGGCAGTGTTATAGGCGGTGAAGCTGGGCGAAGGGTTGGAGCAGCAATCAGCGGCAAGGCTGCAACAAAAGCAGAGTCAAAAGCTGCTGATGCTCTAAGAAATGAAATGCAAAAAAATGCACAACTGAGAGATATGCTGCCATGAGCCTTGAATCACAATTCTCTAGCCATGAAGCCGTATGCGCTGAGCGTTACGACCAGATTAACGCACGGTTAAAGCGGCTTGAGGGCATCCTTATAAAGACCGCCGGGGTGCTTATTTTTTCTATGTCTGCCATCGTTTATGCTAGCCTGACGTTGCATCGTTAAAAATGATTGACGTCACCAAGGCCATTGGAGCAGTCGCGGCCAGCATTGCAGCCATTGGCGGCGGTTACACCTTGGCAGACAAGTTTGGCTGGTTTGACCGGGCTATATTGGAGTGGGCGCCAGAGCATTTTAAGATCACAGCAGCCGCTGGACAGCCTATCAACGTCACAGTGGCCCGAATCAAAAAGCGCGATGACTGCTCTGTTGAAAGTTTTACCCCCAGCATCCGTGACGCATCGGGCATGGTGCATGAGGCAACGACAACAGCAAGCAAGTTCAGCGGCCCAGCAGGGCCACAGATTGACACGTTTACCTACCAGTTGACTATGGTGCGAAAAGAAAAGATTGCGCTGGGTACAGCAACGCTGTTGGCAACGATCAAATACAAATGCCCAGAGGGTGAGCGAGTCGTTCAATACCCCCGCCACGCAAACCTGTCATTTTTATTGGAGAAATAATGGATTGGCTTAAACAGATTGCACCAACAATTGCCACTGCACTAGGTGGCCCATTGGCAGGTATGGCTGTGTCGGCCATCTCAAAAGCCATTGGCGTGGATGAAGCAAAGGTAGGTGACCTAATCAGCAACAACAAATTGACCGCCGACCAGATCGCGCAAGTCAAGCTGGCTGAAATTGAATTGCAAAAGCAGGCGCAAGAACTTGGCCTTAATTTTGAAAAGTTGGAGGTTGAAGACCGCAAGAGCGCCCGTGATATGCAAGCTACGACGCGCTCAATGATGCCGCCATTGTTGGCTAGTGCTGTGACGCTAGGATTTTTTGGCATCATGGTGATGATGTTTTTTAACCAGATCGACAGCAGCAACCCCGCCATCCTGATGATGTTGGGATCACTTGGCACAGCTTGGACGGGCATCATTGCCTACTACTTTGGTTCCTCTGCTGGGTCGCAGGCTAAGACTGATTTGTTGAGCAAAAAATGACACCGCACTTCACGCTTGCCGAGTTGACCCACACTGATCACCGGCTGCTGGACAATACGCCAAACGCTACTGAGTTGGCAAACCTTAAACGGCTAGCTGAGTTTCTGGAGACTGTCAAAACCACATTGGGCGGCAAGCCAATAATGATCAACTCAGCGTTTCGCTCCAAGGCCGTAAATGACGCTGTGGGCAGCAAAGACACCTCTCAGCATAGGCTAGGACTAGCTGCTGACTTCCGAGTGCCTGGGATGGCTCCTGATGCCGTTGTGAGGGCGTTGCTGCACTTGCCCTATGACCAGATCATCCGCGAGTATGACGCCTGGACGCACATCAGCATTGCTGACAAGCCCCGGCGTCAGGCGCTAATTATTGATAAATCCGGAGTCCGAGCTTATGCTTAAACATTGCGCGCAAATACCCCATGCAGTTTTGTACGGGCCGCAGTCATGGCATTTTTAGCCTCAACTACAGTAGCAAAGAACCCAATATGAACTTCCAACCCATCCACAGTAATGCGCCCACGCCATTTTTGCTTTTGCTTACACCAGGCAACGCCTTTTATACCAGATGTGTTTGACTTTGGAAGTCGACTATTTTGCTGGTTTTGCGAAGCATTGCACTCGCGCAAGTTTTCTATGCGATTGTCAAAAGAGTCGCGATTGATGTGGTCTATGGTATGAGCAGAAGCTCCGTAATGATAAGCCCACACAAGTCTGTGCGTTCTGTACAAGGTGTAGTCTATGCAAATTTGATGGTAATGATGCGAAGCTGTACCTGCAAGAGAACCCGCCACACGCCTACCTTTTCGTTGTTTCCAATATAAGTTTCCATCTTTGTAGGTAAACAGTGTTAACAAAACGTCTTTAGTAAAATGGCTATCGGTTTTTTGCATAATGGTTCCAATCATGTATTTGCATTATACAAGACCGGTACACGTTTGTTTGCGTAATAGCTGCATTGCGTCCTTGAGGTCACCGCGCAACTGCTCCAACGCCTCCTGCTGGGCCTGCAACCGTAGGTAAGCGTCCAGGGCGAACCTGTCCAGCGTCTGACGCTCCCAGGCCGAGAAGTTAGGCAGATCGTTCAATCTGATTCCTAATCCACTGTGGGCCGCCGAGTTGCAGTAGCTTGATACGCTGGCTCTTAGTCAACCGCAATGAGTAGACCACCATAAGTTCGGCGTCAGCTTTCTCTTTTCTCCGTGCAATCTCACGTTCAATACGTTCCCATTCATCGTTTTCAGTGACCATTTTTTTCTTTCAGTTTAGCTTCTGCCCACACCGCCCCTTGTGTAAACGTATCCAAAGTTGTGCCTTTCTTGTTGTCAATATGCTCCCAATCCTCCTCCGTCAGCCCTACCCACTGGCGCTGTGCTGCGGGTGGGGTGTCATATACAGGCAGGGTTCCGAATAGCGTTGCCAGCGGCTCCTGCTCTGGCTGTGCTGCCTGTGCCAGTGCGGCGCGAAGATTGCTCTCCACCTCATCCAGCCAATCGCCGTCAATCCCCGGCATTGCGGGCAGCACTACTTCCTGCGGTACCGCCATGATCCAGTTGCGCAGCATTCTGTGCGCCTCCAGCGCCTGCTGCGCGGCTTGTCTTAGGTCAGTCATGTCCCCTCCTTTATGCCGTGGGCGGCTTCTATGGCACGGGCAAATGAAACTGGCAAGATGTAGCCTTCTTGTCCCCCCGGTTCTGCGCTTTTAGTCTGCTTGGCAATCTCAATAATTGCCTCTTGCGTCAGCGGCTTGCGCTGTGCTGCCTTACCATCGGCAAACCCGCGCTGATACACAATCAGCAGCGTGTCGGCATAGACCTGTGTGTCGTCGTCATCGTCCAGCTTGGCTTTCGCCATCTGGCGCTTTGATTTAAATCCTGTCATGTCAAGTACCCCAACATGAAAGCAAACGCCGCTACTGACACGGCAGTGATCAGCAGCACGATTGCAAACTGAACCCATTCGTTCATGTAGAGGTCTTCGATCTCATCGTCGTTCATACCAACTCCTTCAGTTGTGCCTGTAGCCGTTTGTGAAAACTATCCTCACCGTCATCACCACTCAGCAGCCAATCAATACGCTGTGCGTAAACGTAGCCCATTTTGAGTGCGATCATGGCCTTCTCAAACTCTTCTATGGTTTCAGGGCTGTAACGGTTTCCGATGTTGTTGCCCCACTCATTCTTCTCGGTGCTGTCGTTGTTCAGAATCTCACTGCCAATGCTGTCAGCCATGTCCAGCATAACGTGTTGCTTGTAGTTAAAGTGCCCGCCGCTCATGCTGTCTTCTCCTCAAAATGGAATATCGCCGTCATCATCTTTGGGCAAGCCCTGGTACTCTTTCGGCTTGGGGTCATTTAAGTATGCCCAACCATCCCAACCGCCTTCTTTCAGTGGGATAACGTCCAACTTCAACATTTCGCCCCGTTGCGTCTGGATGATTGAGCCAATTCGCTGATAGCGGTTCTTTTGCTGGCCCTGGCCGTTGGTGTATGTGCCGACTACGCAGCTAATTTCTTTTGTGATTGCCATGATTTAGTAAATGTGTTGGTTGCTGATTTCTTGGATAACCTGGTCGTAATAGACCCGTGCCGCTTCGACTTTGACTTTGATTTTGTCTTCCATTAACGAGTCTCGGACATAAGGAACAACGGTCACGCGCAGTTCTCGATTGATGTGGTCAACCTGGTGAAGCGCTTTATTCTCCCAACCAATCAGATCCGCAGGCGTAGAGACCAGGCAGTAAGCAATGTCTGCCCGTGGCTTGTCCCACAACATCATGTAAGCGCGCAGCTGCCATTCATAGCCCTTGTCTTCACCCTGCTCACCCAGGACCGGGAAGGTGGTCAGACACCAGCTGCTCTTAATGTCAATGATGCGGTCATCAGCAACAATGTCAGCCTCGCCAGTTATCCAGTCGTTGTTTCGGCGCTCGGTGTTTTTGCTGTGGCTGGTCAGGTGGACAGCGTTGTAAAGATCAATGGATTCATCCTCAACCTGGATGCCCTTGTCCATGTACTTGCTGGTGACCCGTTCGTCGTAGCCGTAAATGAATTCCTTTGCCAACTTGGTTACGTAGGTCTTAGCGCCGACAGACAGTTCATCTTTGCCTTTACCGTCGGTCATGATGGCTGACAGGGCGCTTGCGCGAAATAGGATGCTCATAGTGTTGCCTTCCTTGCATCTTTGGCCTTGGTGATTCGATCACGGGCGTCGGCATCATCACCCACTGTTTTGATTCCCTTGAAAAAGGCTTCTTTGAGTTGTTCATGCGTAAAGCAATCAGCAATGTCTGCCAGCAGTGCTTTGATAGTGGCCTCTGTTGCTTTGGGTGCTGGCTTGCTGCCAGCGTTGCCATCGTCATCTTCCGGTGCTATGCCACAAGCAGCCATCAAGCTGTAGCGCCTGGCATACGTCAGAGCAGAGCCATACCCTTGCGGATCGTGTTTAGCAGCGGGTACGTGCAGCTTGCCGCACTCCAACATTTCACCAGACTCATGCACAAACACGGTTTCCACCGTCACGCCAGCATCGTCCAGGCTGGTGCGCTGCACAAGGGCGATTCCTGCGCTGTTTAAGCCCTCAATCACGGCCTCAACGCAAGCGGCAAGGTCAGCATAGCGGCTTTTAAAATGCGGGTTCGTAGCGGTCTTTAAAGCAGGCCCAAAGGCTTTCTGTGCTTTGACCAGTGCGCTGGCTATCTGTTCCATACAGTTATCTCCTTAATTTCCATTGGCTCTACGCTGTCGGCAAACAAGGTAATTTCAGTCTTGTGGCCTTTGTCATCAGTGACAATCAGCTTGCGCCTCCAATACGTTCCTGAAGTAATTTCAGAAGAAACCGTTTCGGTCAATTCAATTGTCTTGACTCGGTGAATCATCATGCTATTCATTTCATTTCCTTTCGTAAGCTAATTCGATTTCCAACTCTTTAATGTGTTCATTCGCGTTAAGCAGCAGGAAAGACATCTCCCGCAATTTGCTATGCAGCATCCCCACTTCAAACGCCAGCCGGTCTTCAGCGGCAGCGCCTTCGTAGGCACGATTCGCAATGTCCGTGATTCCGGACAAAATATCTTCGATTTTCACAATTGCACTTTCTGGGTCTTGTGACCCCGTTTAGTAAAACATTGGACACTGCCGTTTTTCAGCTGCGTCCATCCTGCGTTATCGCCACACATTGCTTGTGCAGCCTTCTCAAACCTCGCCAGAGCCGCCTGCTCACGCTGAGTAGCCTTGGCATCAGCCGCCGCATCAATTGCAGCCTGGTGATCGCTAGGCCCGTCCAGCAGGTATGCCGTAGACAGCACCAGAGCTACCGCTACAGCCAGCGTCCAGTTAATTGCGTGATTCATTCCGAGTCCCTCCTATTTTCGTAGCGTTCTTGGCCACGGTCGTACTGATCGTCTTCTGCTTTGGCTTCCATATCCTCAAGCGCTTCTTCCTCAATCGTGCCAGCCAGATCGCCAATGACCTCGCTGATATCAACGCCTTCCACCATCGCCCAGATGAGTTCGACGGCTGCTGCACTGCCAGGGTGATCAAAAGTAGCGCGTTCCTCTGCTTCAAAAGCCAGATAGCAATCCAGCACAAGACCGCCAGCAGTCTCGAAACGATGGTTGTACAGACCCTTTAAGTCGTCTTTGGTGGGCTTGTAGCCAGTTGTCCAGATGGGAGTTTTGTTCATGATGTTCTTTCAGGGGCCGAAGCCCCGTTTGGTTTAGGCTGCTTTGCGTGCATCCATGCGGGTGTTGACTTCAAACTGTTTGCTTGTAGCGCACTTAATGCAGCGGTTTTGTGTTGACTCTTGCTTAAAGCCAGCCCAGTTGACGGACAGTGGAGTCCGCAGGATGTTGCGGCCGCAAGCTGTCTTTGATGCCATTCCGCTGCCAGACTTGTCGAGATGTATTTGACGAGACATGATGTTTTCCTTAAAAGACCCTTTGCAATGTGCTGGGGATTGACGCTATTGTATAGCCAGCTAAACCGTCATCAAGCCTTTTTCCAAATATTTTTATCTTTTTTTCTAAGTACTTTCCCTATGTTCATGTGTTAAGCCTGCTATACAATCC